AGGCCAGTGCAGAGACGGTCCATCAAAGCATGAAGGAGAGGGTCTTTACTATCATAAGTCAGAATCCCAATATCAGCGGGAATGAGTTGGCCAGAAAGACGCAATTTGTAAGGAAGCGTGAGCGTCAAGAGATTATAGAGGACTTGCTTGAAGCGAAAAGAATTGTTAGGATAGAAAAAGGCCATGGGTATTGCTATGCCGTAAAGGAATAGTAAGGCCTAAGGCCTAAGCTCTTTGACATCGAGTCACACACAGTTAGCTTAGTCTCTCAAATATTGCCCATTTCTTAACACCTTTTCACGATCTGTTTATCCTCAATGCATCTGCTTACTCTCAATGCACTCAAGAACTCTCAAGGGCCAAATTTGAGAGATAAACCTAATAAAAACGATAACTTAACCCCAATTCTCAAATTCTCAACGAGGGGGTGTGTGTGTCTACTCTCAATTCTCAATATGTGTGTGTCTATTTTTTTAAGAATAGACGCAATAGATCTGCTTTATCTTTTTAAAAAAAAGATCAAAAAATTGAAATAGAATAAATACAATAACTTAGAGTTTTTTGTATTTTTTACAAATACTTAACCCATGGCTTATTACTCAAATCGAAGACAATTCTCAATTTTGAGCGTTGAGGGTTTTGTCCGCAGAAAATTTCTAGGTCGTAATCTGTGACGCCATCGGTCAGTATGTCTTTTATGGCTTGGTCTTCTAGTCCCATGTCCCAAGTGCATTCTATTTGCCGCAGCGAATAAAGTCCAGTTTCGATTAGGTGAGATTTTAAGCAGTGGCCTAGGTATTCTCTGAATTCGTAGGTATCTATCGGTTCGTATTCAAGCAGTTGTAGGATGGGTGCGTCGTTATAGTCTAGTGAGGCGGTGAGGGCTTCGTCGAAGCGGGGGTCTGTGATGAGATAGCCACGCATTTCGTCGTTGGCGTGGGGGATATAGGCTTTATAGCTTGGGTTGTCTTCTTGTTCGGCCTCTTCGGCATTATGCAAGGCTTCCCAGAATTCAGCTTCGATAAGTTCTGAGTAATATCTTTGGTCATACTCGGGGATTATTTTTACCTCGTGATACCAAGGGGTGAAGTCTGTTAAGCTTGTTTGGTTTTGTGTAGTGGTATTAAAATTTTTCATTTTATCAGTCTCCTTATCAATCTCTTTATCAGTCTCCTTATCAATCTTTCTTACTAATCTCCCTTATCGCCCATCTCTCATCGGCATAATCACCATGGACCCATCACGTCCACGGCCATAATTTAGCTTAAAATTGAACACCATTGGCTTGAGCTTGTACTCATCAACATGGTTTTCGTCTTTGCCGACATAGGGGTAAAAGGTGACAATCGCCCCCGCCATAGGGCTAAGAAGCCGTAAATCTACAGCTATGCTATAATGGTCAGGACTATGGATCTTATCTAAGGCCAGTCTGAAAGAGATGGGATAGCCTTGGGAGTATTTGCCGCCGCTAGAAAGTTCAATAGATAGCTCGTCACTCCAGAGTTTTTTGATACTAAAGTCGGGTATCTCGAGATAGGCTTTGATCTGCCTTTTTATCTTACTAAGCTCACTCCAATAGTCAGGGGCAAAAAAGGGCTCACACAGAGACGATCGATACCGATCACCGTTTGGAATAGCCTTAGATATTTCAGCCGTATTCGCCCTCACTCTCTCTTCAGACATCGAGCAGTGCCAAGGATGGTCAGAAAAAAGCGCCCATTGTGGATCAAAGCAGTCGACTTCATCTGGTACAATATCAGATAGATCCAGCGTCATAAGTCTTACGCCGTCAGTGACGGCAAACTCAACGCAGTTGAGTCTGTAGGCGTATGACTTCCAGTCGTCGCAAGCCTTAGTGATAGTTGTAAGTAGCTTGATAGTCTCTTTTTGATCTTTTGATAGTCTCATTGCGTACTCCTTTTGGTTATGATTATTGGTTATTGTGTTTATTTTAAAGCTTTAGCTAAATGCTCGATAAAAGGCTCAATTGGCTGATTGTTAAAGTCTAGCCAGATCATTTTTTTCATGATCGCTTTAAGTTCCTCATAGGGCGCAGAAATAATTTCACTTACTACATGACCGATCTGTATAAGCTCGCCACGCCCGTTGGTTGTATAATCGCCGAGATCAATACCCTTTTCTTCACAAAAAAGGGCAAGCCATAGCTGCATTTTTTTGTATTCTGCGATTTTATACTTAGGTACACCTTTTCGCATATACTCACTGGGGTCTTTGGATGACTGAAAAAAGGCTTTTACAAAATCACTTTTGTCTGCGAATTTTTTGTCTGCGTATTTCATTGCGTACTCCTTGGTTTTTTAGTTTAAGGTTATTGTCTTTTTTGATCCTCTATCAAAACAGCTAAGAGGTACGTCATAAGATCTACACACTTTGGCAAGCCCATCTACGACACGCTTTGCATGAGTATCATAGCGGTCCACTTCGACATAGACCTCACACATACCGCCGTGATATTCGATCTCTCTAGGCAGCCAATCTAAGTCTTTAAAATTGACCCAGCTGTTGACGTAAATATCAATACTTCTCATACGTACGTACTCCTTTCTTTTTACTCTATGCTTGCTCACTGCAAGACATAAATAGATATAACAAATGTGATATTAAAAGTCAATCGCCCTCTATTTTTTCAACAAGTGAAACTAGGGGTCTCCATATGACATAATAGATAAGGCCGCAAAACCACAGACCTATCCCGCCAAAGATAACGATCCCAGAGATTACGCTCACGATAGCCCAGCCAAGGTCAGTAAGCTGATACTCGCTCATCAAAAAATTAACAGCTTGAGTAAAGGCCGAAAAAAGAATGAGGCCTAAAGGGATCAAAAAGATCAAAGGCCATAGACGGCTGACAAGATATACAGATAAAGAAAATAGGATAAAAAATAGGATAGCCCACAAAATAAGACTAAGGATGACGCCAAGCATGATGTGTACTCCTTTGATGACTAGGATATAGCAAAAGTGATATGCTCACGCAAGTGAAATAATGCGGGGTGAAGATATTACACGGTATGTAAATTTTGTGTAAAAAAATAAGGGGTTTGGGAAAAACGAAGTTTTGGGTTTGTCAACTAGAAAAAAACGAAGTCTGACTGCGTCACAAAGAGGGGGCACATGAGCTTTAGAAGAAAAACAAGGGAGCAACTACTCTCAATCCTACACACCTACAGATCCACTGTGGCTGATCTTTTCGGCGACTGTGATATCGATGACCTTAAAAAGACCCTCGCAGAATACAGAGCTATTAAACTGAAGGAGTTTAAAGACGGTCTTTTTTCGACTATGCATCCTCGAGATCTAAGCGAGTGCATAGATATAGTATCTCAATGGGATAAGTCTGATCCTAAGCCCGCTAAGCCCGCTGCCCCCGCTTCAGCCCTAGCCCCCGCCCCAGCTTCGCTCGCCGACTTTGAAAAAAACGAATTATCTATCGCCCATAAGCCATATGATAAAAGAAGAAAGGTGAGGGCAAAAACACCATGAGGTCTGGCGGAGATAGGACAGGACGAAGGGGCAGACCTAAGGCTCTATCTACAAGACCGCATAATAAGACTATAGAAAATGCCGACACCACGTGGGGTAATACCCCCAATGCTTGGGGTCAAAAAATCAAAAATGCGGCTTTCTTAGATGCAAGGGCACAGGTCTTATCAAAAGGGCAAAATCCAATCGATATGCTCTATGAGGTCTATCATAGGGCTATCAAACTCTTTGACCAAGACAACCCGATCATGGGCTTAACCACGGACAACCCAAACGATGTCAATAAAGCTGCAAGCGAGCAAGCAGCCCAACTTTTGGCTGTAGCCACACAAGCAGCTGGCCAGATCGCTAAATATGTATACCCAACTATGGGGGCGGTGAAAGTCGATGTCACAACTCATATGCCTAAGAAGCTAGACCTTAAGGCGGCAATAGAGGTAATCAAATCTGATCCTTTCACTAGATCAGCCGTAGACGCCATAAAATTTACGTCTCAAATAGATGATAAAATAGAGCGAGATGTCATGCCTATCTTGCCTACTCCAGATGAGCATAGAAGTAAGGTGTTTACGAAGGAAGAGATTCTTCAAACTGTGCCTGAAGAGATAAAAGTGAAAAATGAGTGAGTTAGTCTTAGATGTTGCTGAAAGCCTAAAGGCTTTAAATGATCGATGGACTCCTCACCCCGCTCAAATACCTATTGGGGCGGCAATACTAAATGAGGGCTATCAGAATGTCTTTGCTTGTTGTGGGCGAAACTTTGGCAAGACAGAGCTTGCTGTATACTTGCTATGGAGATGGGCTTGGTTTAATCCAAACTCTGAGTGTTATTTGTTTGAGCCTGAACAAAAGCAAGCCAAAGAGATCTTATGGGCGTCTGGGCGTATTCAAAACTTTGGACCTAAGGATTGGTTGGACGGTGAGCCGAATAATACGGAGATGCGGTTAAAGTTTAAGAATGGCTCATTTATTAAAATTGATGGGAGTGATAATTATGAGAGTTATCGTGGGGTAAAGCCTCGTGGGCTTATCATTTATGATGAGCTAAAGGACATAAACCCGAAGTTTCTTGATGCGTTTGAGCCGAATAGGGCTGCTTTTGATCCCCCCGCTTTATGGATTGGGACACCGCCCGAAGTTGAGAATCATTATATTCATTATATGGAAGAGGCGAAAAATAATCCTCGTTGGAAGTTTTTTCATGCGCCTACTAGTTTGAATCCTTTTATTAAGCGTGAGTGGTTAGCGGATAAAGAGGCTTATTATAAAAGGATAGGGGATTATGAGACTTGGTTAAGGGAGTATGAAGCTATTTTTGTTAAAGGGGGAAAGAGCCATGTTTTTCCTCAATGGTTGAAGTTAGGGCTTAGCGTTAATATATGGCCTAGTGATGTAAAGCATTGGCGGTGTTTTGTAGTGTTTGATCCAGCTTCTTCTTCAACCTTTGGCGTGTTGTTTATTCTTTATCATCCTTATTTAAAGAGGATAAAGATAGTACAAGAAATTTATGAACAAGACCCAAGCCTTATGACGACTAGAAAGATATGGGAGAGGGCGAAGTCTAAGATCGCTTTAATTGAAGCTGTTGGTATAAAAGAATTTACCTATGTCTATGATGAGGCGGCTACTTGGTTTAGAAATGAAATGAATGAGATAGATGCTTCAATTCATTTTGAACCAACGAGGAAGGCTAAGTCTGATAAGGAGAGCGGGATAGGGTTGATTAGAGATGCGCTGGACCAAGGTTTGGTTGAAGTGAGCATTGATTGTACAAATTTCAAATGGGAGATGGATAACTATGTCAAAGATTCAAATGGTCGTTTTATTAAAGCAAGAGATCATTTGATTGACTGTTTTAGGTATTTTCTAGATTCGGCTGGCTTTAATTTGAATGAAAAGCCTATCCCTATTGAGATTGACCCTGATTTACAAAAGCGATCATATAGAATTGAGGATGATTTTAGTGTTGAAGAGTTAATGGGTAGCGATTTTAGCTCTAGTTATGATTTAGAAGAAATATAAGTTAGGCTGAGTGTGATTTAGATTTAGAAGAGATATGAACGATATGTCTGATATGTCTGATAAAAATAAGCAAGTAAGTGATGATAATAAGCAAGACAAAAATAATCAGCAAGATAAAGGCAAGCAGCAAGATAATAGACAGATGATGAGTGAAGAAATAAAAAAACATTTAAACCACGAGGCGGATTACAATGGCTAAATCATTTTGGGTTAAAGGAAGGATGACTGCTAAGAGTAGTTATCAAAGAACTAAGAATGACCGAGTTTTTACCCTTACTTTAAAGTCTGGCAGAGTTATTTCTTTTGAATCATGGCAAGCGGCCAAAAAGGCTGGATGGGTTAAATTGGTTAAAGGAGAAATTAAAAAGTTTTAAAGAAATTAAAAATCTTAAAAAAAGCTGAAAGGATAATTTTATGCCAATGAAGACTTATTATGGGGATATTCTTTTGAGAAAGAAAGATGAGCTTAGTGATGCAGATAGAAGGCAGCTAGAGGCCTTAGATAGACAAGCTCAAATGGGTGCTGAAGGGGCAAAAAGATTTGAGGAAATGTTAATTAAACAAGCTGAAAGAGATATGCGTAGAAAACAAATTAAAGACTTAGGTAAGATTAAGTGAACCCAATTGTTGTAAGAAATTCTGCTGTTGCAAAGCTATTAAAGGTTAAGGCTATCGTGCTTTGGCCTTTTATTTTTTATGCAGCAAAAACACCGAGCAAAAATTTAATTAAGCATGAAATGAAGCATTGGGAGCAGTGTTTAAAGTATTGGGTGATTGGGTTTTATCTTATCTACTTGTTTCATTATTTTAGAAATCGACTCAAAGGTATGAGTCATCATTCTGCTTATTTTTGGATTCCGTTTGAGGTTGAGGCCAGGGGGGTGGAATATGAGCAATTCTAAAAAGAGATATACAAAGTTTATTTTAGATATGGATTTTGACCCTGAGTCTAAAGACGTTACTGTTGACGTTCGTGGTGTGGATGATTCTAGAGACAGTGTTGATGATGCTAAAAGAGTTGAAGAGGAATTAAGATTAAATGATGCTTTTGAGCGGATGATTGATCGGATGTCTAATCGTAATCAAATGTCTAATCGTAAAGGCAAGGCTAAGAAGTTGAGAACTTTCGATCAGAGGAGCAGAGTAGATGAACTTTGATAAGGCTTTTGAGTACACTTTAAAAAACGAAGGCGGATGGTCAAATCACCCTAATGACAGTGGTGGGGCTACTAATTTGGGAATCACTCGTGGTGTTTATTCTAGATGGCTTGGTCGAGAAGTTAGTGAAGAAGAGTTGAAAAACATATCAAAAGATACGGTTAAAGAGATTTATAAAGCTTGGTATTGGGATGTAAATAGGCTTGATGAGGTTAAATCTTTTCCCATTTCATGCGCCATTTTTGATATTGGTGTTGTCTGCGGGGTTAGGACTTCAGCAGCTATGGCCCAGACTAATTTAAGAGTTAATCTTGGCGATAAGTATGTCCATTCAGACGGTATTATTGGTCCTGTGAGTTTAAGAAGCTTGAATGCTGCTGATGAAAAAGCTTTTATTCGTGGGTTTAAAAAACTTGCTGATGAAAGATTTATGAATATCGCTAATCGAATGCCGAAAAACCAAGTCTTTCTAAGAGGCTGGTTAAATAGATCAAAAAGACTTCTTACTTTAATTGGTGAGTAAATGGATGTAGCAGCACTCATTTTAAGTATTATTTCGCTTATAGTTTCTTTAACGGCTTTGGTTTTGCTTTTAGCTAAACATTTTTCAACACATCAAATTCAAATGGTTCCTATGGATATGCATATTGGTGAGGCTAAGAATTCAAAGCTTACGGGGTTAGAAGATTTTGAATTAGATGATGATATGGATAAGAAGGGATAAGCATTTAAGAGAGGATAAGGATGTCACAAGCAATATTTTTTGACGATTTAGGCGAAGCAGCGGCACAAGGTTACAAAAGAAAACCATTTTTCGCTATTGACCATTCTTCTGATGACGAGCTTTTAAGATGGTTTAAGGAAGAAATAAGTTATTTAAAAGATGAGTATAAAGAATGGCATGAGGAGATAAAAAATAACTATAAGCGTTTTAAAGAGATTCAGTATAAGACTCAAATTTTTTCTTCACGAGATTTACCTGATAAAAAAACAAGATATACACCAAACATCGTAGCCCCTCTTGTAAGAGATATTACAGATGAGCGAATTGCTCGCATGATGGAGTTTAAGCCAAATGTTGTTATCTTGCCTCAGCATGATGAGCAGCAAGACAAAGTTGATGCTAAGATTGCAAAGAAGTTTGTAAAGCATATTGAAAAGCAAGAGCGCATTGACTACAAGTTGCAAAAATTTCTCCGCACAACCTATGTTGCTGGTGAAGGTTATCTAATTTTGACATGGAATCCTGATAAAGGATACCCAATGCCCGATTCTGAAAAAGTTGGCAAAACCGTTTTTGTAGGCGATATCGATGTTCGTCATGCCAGTCCCCTTAGATTGTTGATGGAAAAAAGGCTAGATGACGGAGAGCCTGAGTATTGTTTTTATTTTGAGTATGAATATGGCGATGTTCTAAAAAAGAAATATCCTTCAAAAGCTTTAGATTTAGATAAAAGGTCGGCTACTTATTACGATGCTGAAAAAATGGAGGATGTGACCGTTCCTGGCAAGGTCACCAAAGTTACTTTTTGGCATAAAAAAACGCCCTTTTTGCCTGATGGTTTTGAGTGTGTTTTTGTAGAAGATACGATTTTAAAAAAGAGTCCACTTCCATATCAGCACGGCAAGATCCCTGTTGTTGTTCTAACTGATAATGAAAATATTGAGGAATCTCACGGTAGATCGTTTATCAATTCAATCAAAGGTATGGTCACCTATTTTAACAATTTGTTAAATATGGGTGTTAAGCAGATGACTTTGATGAGTTGGCCAAAATGGTTTGTTGATGCAGGTTCTGTTGATCCTCAGCAATTAAATAATGACACAGGCATTGTGACCATTAAGCCAGGCAGTCGTGCCCCTGTTTTAAGCCAGGGCAGCCCAGTCAGTCCTCAGCTTATGGCTTGGAAAGATAGAGCTTTAGAGTGGATTTATGCTTGGGGTAAGTCTAATTCTGTTATTCGAGGTGACCCCCCAACTGGAGTTACTGCTTTTGTGGCCTTGCAGTATGTTAGCGAGTCTGAAAATAGACGCATGAATACGAGTGTTGTTAAGTTTAATGAAGCAGTCAGGCTTATGTATGAAATGGTATTGACGACTTGTGGTCAATACTATAAGAAGGAAGACAAGCGTACTCTTTTGGTTATTGGTAAGGATGGGTCATGGTCTGCTGAAAACTATGACCCATCTTCATTAGCTAAACCATATTCAATCGTTATTCAAAACGCTTCAGCTCTTCCTGACTCTAAAGCAGCTAGAACTCAATACATTATTGATTTAGCTAAAAACTTCCCTGATTTATTTCCTAAAGAGCAGCTCATTGAAATGCTTGATCTAGCCCAATCGGATAAGTTTATAGATGAAGCTTCTAGTGCGGCTAGAGCTGCTGAAGCAGAAAATGAAATGATGATGGAGGGAGAAGATCCTGGTGAGCCGCAGCCGCATGAGTATCTAATAGTGCATTGGAAAATACACCTATCGGCAATGCAGGATATTGGGTTTAAACAAAAAGCTACCCCCGAAACTAAAAAATTGTTTGAAGAACACCTGCTTGCTACTGAGAATCTAATGTTTGAGAAAGCTAAAAAGTCTGAAACTTTCTTAAGCGAATTGATGAAGCTACCACTTTATCCAATTTATTTTGAAGCTGACCTAAAAGAAATTATGGCTCCCCCTCCACCACCACCGCCGCCTATGCCAATGCCTGGCGAGGGCGAAGTGCTTCCACCGCCTATGCCGATGTCTGAAACGACCCAAGGCTTAATTCCCAATCAGGGTGATCCATTAATTCCAATTGAGCCCTCAGTTGATATCGATGCGGAAAAGCAAGATATTGCAAATCAGGGTGCTCCTGTTGGCCAACAAGTTTAGCTTTAAAAATAAAAACTAAAAAAGGGGAAAGCTATGTCCGAAATACAATCAACAGCCAACACGGTCGAAAGTCCAGTGAGTGATTCTACTCCAACTGTGCAAAGTAACGATACCGACGCAATACTTTTTGAGGATTTAGACGAAAGTCCAAAGTCTGAATCAAAAAAGAAGGACATTTTGCCTGCTAAGGCGGAAGAGGCGTTAAAATTAGGAAAGGATGCCAAAGCGAAGTCTGATAAGCCCGAGTCTAAAAAGGAACCAAAAAAGGAGGCGGATTCAAAACAAAATGCTGAGGAAAGAAAACCCGCCGAATCTCAAAAAAATGTTTCGGAACGAAAAGAAGAAGAAGAACGAAAAGTGGAGGCCAAAAGAATTAAGGCCAAATATGCCGACAGAGCTTATGAATTTGAGGAGGATGCTACAGTCACGGTAAGAGTTGATGGAAAAGATGTAGAAGTCCCAATTAAAGACCTTCTTTCTAATTATTCTGGCAAGATTGCTTGGGATAAAAGATTTAGCGAGCTAGATCGAGAGCGAAAAATTTATAAACAAATGAAAGAAGAGTCTGAAGCAAGAATAAAAGCTATCTTTGAAGAGCAGGATCCTGAACTTAGGTTTTATAAAATGGCTGAGCTAAGTGGGGTTGACCCAATTGAAGTAAGAAGAAAATTTTTAGAAGATAATATAAGTTTGCTTGAAAAGTGGCACAATATGACTGAGGATGAAAGGAGAGCTGAAGAACTTGCTTATGAAAATAAGCTTTTAAAGCTCAAATCTGAGGCCATCACTCGTGAACAGGCGCTAAGGACTCAAAAAGAAGTCTTAGCCAAAGAAATTCAGCAGCTGATGGTATCTCATCAAATAAATAAGGCTGAATTCGTAAGCAGGTATGATGAGATCGAGACCCTGATAGAGGAGGGAAAGCTTGATGAATCACAGCTTACGCCTAAGTTTGTAGCTGAAACTATAGTAAAAGACCGCTTATGGTCAGCTATCAGTGAGGCGGCAAAAGAGGTACAGGCCGACGTTACTCCAGAAAAAATTATGAAGCTCGTTGAACTTAGTTACCAGGAGGGTTTAAGGCCTCAGGATATGAAGGATATAGTTGATGAGCTGTGGGGAGTAAAGAGGGCTAAAGCGATTATTGATAATAAAGAAAAAGAAAGAAACGAATTTTACGAGGGCTCTAAAGAAATAAAAAAACAAACTAACGGACTAGATGTTTGGAGCTTTGACCAACTTTAAGATCGAATTTAAGGGGAGGGATAAATGGCTAAGTTTAATTTAACAGACCAATCGGCCCTGTTTAAGACGAAATTCGGAAAGCTGTCCGAAAACGCATATAACAGTGCTAATGTTTTATTGGGAACTATCAAGAAAGAATATCAATTTGTCGGTGAGGATATGAAGGTGGCTGTGCCCACTTTCTTTGCTGGCGGTGTGGGGTCAGGATCGCTTCCTACGGCTAATCCTGCTTCTGCTGCTAAGGCGACAATCTTGGCTAAAAAAGTTTACGCTGTTACCGAAATTGACCGTGAGGCTCTAAAAGCTTCTCAAGGCAATGAAGGTGCTTTTGTTGAGGCGATGAAGTGGAATGTGCAAAAAACTGTTGAAGCTTTCAACAGAAACGCTTCAAGAATTCTTTTTGGTGATGGAACCGGAGCGCTTGGTTCTTTTTCTGGTAACGCCACTGGCACCCCCACTAACCCAATCATTACTATTACT